AAGCTGATAAATCTAAACCTGCTAAAGTATCATCTCTAACTTTGTCCTTGATGCTTACTAAATTGCCTACAAAATTAATTGTATATGATGTTGGACTTCCTGACTTTAATGCAACCTTAGTTAAAGTAAATTTTCCATTCTTAAAAGGTAAACCATCAATCTCAATAGTTCCTGCTACTGGTGTTCTTGCATCAAAACCATTCTCTAAAGTAGCGTTGTAGTAATGCTTAAAAATATTGTTGTTTATATCGGAAGCAGGAACGGTAAACGATTGTGTAAAATCAGTTGTGTTTTTAGAAATATCATTTATGGATGCAACCGAACTTGTTAAAGAAATATTTTCATCTTTAAACAAATCTAGTTTATCAGCACCTATATATATTTTAACTACCATTAGATATTATTAATTTCATTGAAAGCATATTCAAACTCGCACTCGTAATTAATTAATCTGTCTTTTTGCCTTGTTTTATATTCTAAAGATTTAGAACCTAAATTAATTGGTGTATAAATTCCATCGGCGAACATCCAAACTCTAGTTGATAAAAACAGTTGTTTAAAAGTTTGGTTTAAATCTTCTGAAACAAAACCGCTATTGATTTTAAATGCAGATTTTCCTTGAACATTGTATCTAACAAATTGATGGTTTCCTGCTAAAGGTTGACCGTTATCACTTTCGTAACTTTCGTTTGTAACACTTAAATTTTCTGTCTTTGCTTTAAAGAATGGTAAAATTTGCATTTCGCCTTCCTTATTAAAAAAGCAAATATCAATAGGTGTGTATCTGCATTCATCTGTAATTAATAATGTAATTACTTCATCATTAAAAGTTACTTCGATATACTCATCCGTAATAGCTTCTGAAACATCAATCCAAATGTTTTGAACTATTGCACCGCTGTCAAGTGTTCCTACTTCGGTTAAAGTATAATCTATTTCGTTTGTTGGATATGATATTACTGTTATTGCCATTATACTATTGTTAATTCGTAAATATTAGAGTAAGCTAAACCGCCATTAATAACATCGTAACCATAAATTTGAACATCATAATCTCCTGCTACTAAAGGAAGTGTTATTGATATTATAGGAAAGTCATCATAAGTAAATAAATCTTCTACTAATACCCAGTCCGTTGATGGTTGTAGTCTGTATCGACATTGCAAGTCATCATATATACCATCCCTTGTAAAAGTTAAATTATACATTGGTGCTTCATCAACAACAATACTTGTAATTTCAAATTCAACAGGTGGATAAACTGGTTCTCCTACAAATATTGGAATATTAAAAAACCCGTTGCGAGATACTTTAAACTCCGTTCCTTGCATTAAAATATTATTTGTAGGTATGGTTGTATTTTCGCCTTCCATTCCATAAGCATAACCTTTTAACGTTAATGATGTTGTAGTTAGTTTAGGTAAAAAGTCTGTTGGGTTTGATGTTTCATATCTTACTTGTGTACGCACCCAAAGTTGATTGTTTGCATCGTATAAATTTGTAACAGTCATTGTTTGAGCTGTTAAGTTTATAAATGAAGATATTAACCTTGCTATATTAATTCTGTCATTAGCTATTGAAGCAGTTGCGTTTTGTTTTCTAATCTCGTAAATAGGTTCTGCTGGAACGGAAGTTTTTAAACCATCCCAAATAAAAACCTGCAAAGTGTAAGCTGTGCAAGTTAAACCCGATGTTGGAGATACAAATGGTATCGTTAAATAGTAAGGCGATAAGTTCTTTATCATTTCAAAGTGTATTTTAAAAATGTATCTAATTCTAAATTATATGCTTCAACTAATTGCTCAGGTAATTTGTTAAACTCGTTTTCAAATGGTTTTGTAAAAAAGTTTGTTGTTTCAATTCCTGTATGAAATATACTTGTTGAAACTGCAAATTTTACCGCTGCTCTCGATTGCATTTGTCCTTTCGCATTTCTACCTACAAAACCTTTTCTTAAAACCCAACCATCCAACGCTTTTGTTGGTGGCTTTTTGTTAGTGTATTTAAACGGACTGTTTGTAACTATTTTTGTTTTCCAACTGCTACCATCTGCTTTTGTACCTCCAACTCCTTTTACTCCTTTATCAACATAAACACCATAATCAAGCATTGTAAAAGATAATTGAAAACTATTTTTAGAAACTTTTAATTCATACTTTATAGAATCGTATAAACCTCCAGTGTCTTTTTTTTTAATCTTAGATAAATTTGACCTAGATTGTTGAACTATGTTTTTTCCAAAACTATTTAATGCAGTTTGAACACTCATTTTATTATGTGCATAAATTAATAGTTGTATTCGGAACTTCAACATCAAATGATAATATCCAACCATCCAAAGTATTTGAACGCACAAAACTGTAAATCTCTAAACTTGGGTTTTCACTTGCTGTAATATTGTTTTGCTCAAAGTCAGTATACATACTTAACCACATTCTATTTAAAATTGCTAAAGTTGTATTGTGATTATCAACTTCATTATCCTGCTCCCAAAACTTATTTGTTCTTATTTCTTTGTTAATATCTCTAATATCAAAGCAACCAACTTGAACGCTAAAATTTACAGTTGAACCGTTTGTAAAACCTGCACCAGCAATAGCAATATGAACTAAAGGAAATATGTTCATCTTATCTAAATCCAAAAGGTCAAAATCTCCTTTAGTAACTGTGTTAACTAAACTATCACTTTCAGCTAAAGATTTTATATAATAAAGTAATTCTGTGTATTGGTTCATATCTCTATTGAATTAGTGCTTTGTTTCATAACCGATGCTTTCATTTTCATTTTGTCAATCTTATGTGCTAAGAATAAATGTATTTCGTGAACATTTAACTTAACTACTTTTTTATAGTTTAATATATTTCCTTTCGCTAATTCATCAATGGTTGCGTACCATCCCCATTTGCGAAAGTAATTTGATGCTGTGTTTCCTTCGCTTGTTCCTCCTTCGTATATCTCTGGATATAGTTCAACAACTCGTTGGCTAAACTCGAAAAAAAAACCAATGCGCCATTTACAACTGACAAAGGCATTAACTTCATTACATCGCAAAGTTCCTCAGTTCCGTTGTAATCTTTAATTTTGTAATTACCAAAACCATCAGCTTCTGTAATCGGTCTGAAAAGTATTGACATTGTTTTATGTAAATCTTCAACCTCACTTGAGTACTTACCTAAGTCAAAATATTCAGCACCGCACATTTTGTCAAGGTTAGGAATAAAACCAAACTCAACTTTGTCGATAAAGAAACGTTGTTTAAATACTACGGTTTGTTCTAACGCTTTATCAATTTGCGCTATCATTTCGTTAATATCCTTAATAGATATTTGGTTTGCTATATTCATCTTAATACCTGTGAATATTGCTAACTTACGTTTATTGAATGGGTATTGTTCTAAGTCCTCACGTTTTAAGAGTTCTTGGTATTTTTGATATTGCTCTAGTGTAATATCATCGATGCTCTCTGGTAATAATACTTTCATATTATAATAACAAAAAAAAGTTATTTTTGTTACAACAATTATCGTATTGTGATACCGAATGAACTGCCTAAGTGGTAAACTACATTGTAACGAATTGCATCGATGCAGTGATTAAATTTATCCACATATAATTTACTGCCTTTATCTAGGTAAACATAGTTGTTCATTTCTTTAACAATATTTAAACTATCGTTATCAACTATAATTTCAAAGTCTTGCATTAAAGAAACACCAAATTCTATTGGTGGTTTATCACATCGAACTATATTATTTCCTTTAGCACGTAACTCATCAATCAATCTTCCTTCTGCGTTATCTCCGATTATAAGTTTACGCATTGCGTGAGTACTATTTAAAGAAGCTATCTCGCTTGTGGTTAATCTAGTTTTGCAATAATGCTCCTTAACATAAATCTTTTTTTGCTTTTTATCAATAGCAACTTCTATTAATGTAGTTGGGTCAATGCTATATCCATAATCTTGACCGAATGATGTTTGTAAGTTATCAGGATTGAAAGTTCCAATGCTCCAGTTGGTAAATACAACTCCTTCTGCTTTGTCTAACCAACCACCCAATATAACGTGTTTGTATTTCGACGGATTGCTTGTTTTAATGCGTTCTATTTGATTAATAAAACTTTCAGATAGGTTTTCTTTATTATCTAAATATGTAGTGTGAATGTACGTTGTATCTTTGCTTGTTGCATTACTTCCTTCCTGCATTCCTCTGCTTTCAAAAAAACGATTGTAAATAAAATGTTCTTTTGTTGCAGGATTTAGAATTAAGATAATACGGTTTTGAATTGTTTGATGTCGAATAGATAAATCAATTTTGTCAAATATATCTTCGTCAATTAGTTCTTCTGCTTCATCTAACACCCAAGTTGTAACACCAGCTAAAGATTTAAGATTTGCAGTTTGTGTTCCACTTCCTGTTTTAATTCCTTTAAATAAAATCTTTGAACCCGTTGTTAGATTTATAATTTCATCTTTAGTAATATAAAAATCATTTTGTAATTGCGCTGTTTCAATCTTATCTATAAACTCAGGAATAATTGAAATGTGAGCAGAAGTTAAAGTATAACGAGTAAACAAAATAGTGTGTCCGCTTTCGTATGTAAGTAAAAGTAAAAAGAGGTTAACGGAATAAGATTTACCGCTACCTCTCCCACCCGATACAATATAATATCTGCTGTCGCTGCCTAATGCTTTATATTTATTCTTTACTATTATCAAACTTGAATAGTTCTTTTATATCAAAGCTGTTAAGATTGTGCGTTGTTTCAACTGTTTCTTTTGGTTTGCCATAAGTGTACTCTATAATTAATTTAGAAGCACTTATTTTATCTGCTGGTCTTGCATCTTTATCTTTAACTATATTAACTAAACAATTAATTGCGTGAATAGAATGAGGTTTCATTAAATCTCTAATTCTATTTTCTTCATCCTTTGATTTTCTTCCGTTTCCTGCTATTGCTCCTCCTTTTCCTGCCATCGTTTTTGTTTTGTTTAAACAATTATTTGCAAACTACTTTTGCTGTGTTATAATTCATATTGCTAACTGGAAAATAATATCCATATACATCATTTAAACAATCAAACTTTGTAGGTTCTGAAAATATAAAAGTGTAAACTAATGAGCCACCACCAACAGGAGGCACTGCTCTATAATATTCTGTTCTGCAATCGCATTCTCCTGCTGCTCTTACTTTTTCCTCAGCTGAACAACTTAATAGTAATGCTACAATCGGTAATAAGATTAATTTTTTCATAGTGTTTTAATATTCGTTATAAACTTTGTCTAATTTATCAATCATTGAAATTAAAGGTGCTGGACTACAACCTGAGCAAGGAACGTAAACTTGTCTACTAAATACAGAAGCATACAACTCGCAAATATATTTAACTTGTTCTGCTGAAAGTCTTATAGTTCTAACTTCAATAAAGTCTTTCCATTGATTATATTCTAACTCTGTCAAACATCGTGCCTTTAATCGATAAGCGAATAAAACGTTTAACTTTTGTTTGCGTTCATCACATCCGCAGTCTTGACCGTCTACAAATATTTCAATTAACTTTTTAACTCCAGTTGCTGTTGCAACCTTTTCAATAGTATCTCCTAAGCCTTCTGATTTTCTTCTTGCCATTTAGTTTGTGCTTTAATTAATATTCTTCTAACAAATTGATAGTTTACGTTTAGATCCCTTTGTATTTCGTGAAATGATTTGTCGTAAGTCATTTCGATTACATCCCTTTCATACCATTTTAATCTACCTATGAAATTAATTTCTTTATCGTTTAATTCAAAAGTGGTTAACATATCTTTAAAATCGTAATCATCAATATTGATTGTTAAACTTTCCTTTTTAAGATGATTAAGAAATATGTTCTTAATTGTAATTATTACATAAAAATCGTTTATCTCTTTTGTACACTCCGATAATTTAATATACATATCTTGTACTAAATCATCTGCTAATGTTTTGTCTTTGCAAATATTAAAAGCTACCCTTCTCCAAAAATCATCTTTTTTACAAAGTAGTTCTAACATCTTAATTAAATCCTAAAGTTTTTAATGCCAAAACACTTTTGATATGCTCAAATAAACTTTCGCTATATTCTAACTCATAAATTTGTCCGCTTAAAATAACACCGAGATAACCATCCTCGTTTACAAATACTCCTTGCGCTTGGTTTTCATCAAAATGGAAGTCAGTTAAATACTCATCTTCATCTGTCAATCCGTACATAAGTAACTTTGCAACTACCATAATTGTATTATTTATAACAAACGTACAAATAAAAATACTAATAATGCTTACTTTATTCAATTATTTTTTTATATTTGTTGCTCATAGTTTTAAGTTTAGTTTAGTTCATTAAATGCTCGGTAGAAATATCGGGCATTTTTTGTCTTGCAACCCCTTTAAAATAAGGGAAAGTAAAAATAAATTGAAAATAAACTTGAAAAAGTTTGCACAATCAAAATATGGTTGTATATTTGTACTCAGATAACAACAAATAAAAAAACAAATTATGAAAACTACATTTACATCACAAGATTTTAATATGATTAACGATTTAAAAGAATTTGCAAAAGCAATTAAATTTCAAATAACTAATGAAAATGATTTACAAGTTTTATTAAAAAAATGGGTTAATCATAGAGTTAATTTAACTTCAGGACAAATGGATACAATGTTTAATAATTATCTAACTTTAAAACAACTTTAATATGAAACACTTTCTACAACACAAGAAACCGCAATTAACATTTGCATTTATTATTTTAATTTATTTTATAACACAAATAGCAAGAATATGAAAACAGCAATGCAAGAACTATTTAGCCAATTAGAAATTGAGCATCCAAATTTATTTAATACAAATACTTTGGAAGGTAGGAAGTTTATAAATGATTATTATAAATTTTTTGAATTAGAAAAAAAACAAATTATTAATGCTTGGGAATTAGAGGGAGATGAATATGTTAGAAATGGTAAAGATTATTATGACGTAACTTTTGGAATAAAATAATTATGAAAAAATCACACGGAGGCGCAAACAGAAATCAAGGTCGTAAATCGCCATTTGCAGAACTAACTAAAACAACTACTTTTCGTATTCCTATTTCACAGATTGATAATGTTAAAAGAATAGTGAAAGAGTATCTTCAACAATTTAAAAAACAATAATTTATAATCAATATAAACAACGCTTAAAAGTAAAATAAATTTTTTTATTCAATTCAATACCTTTAAATTTG